ATGAACAAAGATATTTTGTGGGTCGAACAATATAGACCCAAAACAATAGATGATTTAGTTTTACCAGAAGATATTAAAGGGACATTTAGAGAAATAATCAGTAAGGATGCGATACCCAATCTCATTCTTAGCGGAAGTGCCGGAACAGGAAAGACTTCTGCAGCTATGGTACTGTGCAACGCCCTCAACTGTGACTATATTATGATTAATGGATCTGATGAAGGTCGATTGATTGAAACGCTTCGCAATAAGTTGCAACAGTACTGTAGTTCTGTTTCTTTTTCAGGAGGTAGGAAAGTTGTTATAATCGATGAATCTGATTATATGACTCCCGATTCAGTCCAGCCTGCAATGAGAGGTTTCATGGAGAAGTTCTCTAGTAATTGCTCATTCATCTTCACTTGTAATTTCAAAAATAGAATAATAGAACCTATTCATTCTAGGTGTGCAGTCATTGATTATCGTATTACTGATACAGATAAACAAAAACTTGCATCTGACTTTATGAAAAGGTGTATAACTATTCTAACAGAAAATAATATACAATATGATGGCAATGTAGTTGCAGAAGTTATTATGAAACACCTACCAGATTTCCGTAGGGTGTTAAATGAACTGCAACGATATTCTGTTTCTGGAAATATCGACTCTGGAATCTTGCTAAATATAAGTGGTGCAAATATGAAAGAGTTGATCGAATGTCTGAAGTCTAAAAACTTTAAGGGTGTTCGTAAATGGGTTGTGGATAATATGGATAATGACCCTCAGAAAATCTTTCGTAAGATATATAACCATTTATATCAATCAGCAGACCATAGTACTATACCTCAAATAATTCTGCATATTGCAGAGTATCAGTACAAGTCTGCATTTGTTGCAGACCAAGAAATTAATTTAATGGCTTGTTTAGTAGAGATAATGACTAGTGCAAAGTTTAAATAATATGATTGACAAGTTGATATGTGAAGATATTAGTAATAATGTACCAGACAATGATGTTGCTGTTTTATTGTCAGGTGGAGTAGATAGTATTTCTGTTGCACTTGCAGCTGAAAGACTTGGAAAAAATATTCATACATATTCCTTTTATCTTGACAATTATGAAAATTATGACTATAATAAAGCATATGAAATTAGTAAAGTTCATAGTTGGCAGTTTACAGGAATTGTAATTGACACTTCAAAATTAGAGGAAGATTGGTATAAATTAGTAGAATTGGGTTGTAAGAAAAAGACTCATTATGAGTGTGTATATCCATTTATGTATGTATACCCAAAGATAAAAGAAAAGTATGTATTGTCAGGATGGGCCGCAGATGGTTATTTTGGAGTCAGTAAAAAGGCACTCATTAATTATAAACACACTAAAGAAAAGTTTGATGAATTTAGGGATAATTATTTTTTACCAGAAAATCAAGCAGGGTATTTGTGGCATAAAAAAATATCAGACAAGTATGATAAAATATTTGTTACTCCATACCTAACTAAAAAAGTTAGAGATTATTTTTATAGTATGGATTGGTACGAATTGAACGAGCCATATCAAAAACATCATGTACGAACAGCATTTAATATAGATAAGGATGTTAAAAAACATTTAAATTTACAATTAGAATCTGGTGTAGATGTACTGTTTGAAACATTGCTAAATAATAGAAAGATAAACTTTAAAAATAGAAATAGAATGTTGGATGTTTATAGGGATTGGAAAAATCCACCAACAACAAATTTAGAAAGGTTTTTATGAAATATACACCATACACACTTGATGGTGTTAATAAGGCATCAGCTCAAAATAAATTTAATGTTATTTCTACCTTTGCAGGAGGTGGGGGTTCTTCTACTGGTTATCGTTTAGGAGGGGGTAAGATTCTCTGTATTAATGAATTTGTAGAAGAAGCTAGAAATACTTACCATGAAAATTATCCTGAGACTCCTATTATTCCAGATGATATTAAAAAATTAACAGGAAAGGATTTTCTGAAGGCCTCAGGTCTTGATGTTGGAGAATTAGATATTTTAGATGGTTCACCACCATGTTCTGCATTTTCTATGGCGGGTTCTGTATCTCATAATAAAGTTCAAGAAACTGTAACAGATTTATTTGGAAATGAACAAGAATATAAAGTATCTGGTAAACATTCTGATGGATGGAAATCAACTAAAAATTATTCTGATGGTAAAAAAGTTGAAAATATAGAGGATTTATTTTTTGAATTTTTACGAGTAGCTAAAGAAATTCAGCCTAAAGTTATTATTGGTGAAAATGTAACTGGATTAACTATGGGGGAGGCCAAAGAATACTTTAATAAAATTTTAAAAGAGTTTGAAAATATAGGATATGATGTTTCAGCACAAATTTTAAATTCTGTAAATTTTGGTGTTCCCCAAACAAGACGCAGAGTTATTTTTATTGCAGTAAGACAAGATGTAACTAGTGCGGTAGGACTTACTTTTTTGAATATTGCTAGTATTTTTCCAGAAGGAAATAATGATGTAATATCTCTTGGAGAAGCATTTGAGGGTTTGGAATATGACCAAGAAGAAGTAGATTATCTTATAAAAAGATGGACTGCATCTGCACATTATAAAGATACAGTTGCACTTATGCCTAAAGACCCGAAGAAAGTTTTGACAGGGGCAGACTATCATCCTAAAGGACATCATTTTAATGTAAAAAGATGTTCCAGATTTAAACCAGCACCTACACTTACAGCAACAGGAGCTGCAGAAACAGGAGCTGGTGGTTGTCATTGGAGTGAACCTAGAAAATTTACAATCGCAGAATTAAAAAGAATGACCAGTTTACCAGATGATTTTATTCTTACTGGTAAACATTCCCAAAAGGCAGAAAGGTGTGGTAGGATGGTTCCTCCACTTATGATGAAAGCAGTTGCAGAAGCTGTTTATACTAATATATTGGAGAAATATAATGGCTGATTTTACATTTGCTCATAGAGAAGAAGGATTTGATGAGCATATTAATAATTCTATTAGGGGATATAGTGACCTATTACAAGATGTTATTTCTCTATCTAGATATTTCATTGAAGATGATACAACAGTATTAGATATTGGTTGTTCTACTGGTAAGTTGACAGAGGCAATGTTGAATCATAATTCAGACCATTGTTCTACTACTAAATGGGTTGGTGTAGAAATTACAGATGGTTTTAAGAAAGACCTTGAAGATAGACAAAAAAAGTTAGTTAAAGAAGGCCATGATGTTGAATTTAAACATCCAGTAGATATTTTAAAATATAGAGAATGGGCTGGAACTAGTCTTGTGACATCAATATTTACCTTGCAATTTATGTCTAAAAAAGATAGAATGGAGACATTAAGAAACATTTATGCTGGACTAAATGAGGGTGGTGCATTTATATTTGCAGAAAAAACAATATGTGAATCTGCTCTAGTACAAGATATGATTACCTTTAATTATTATGATTATAAACGTAAGACTTTTAGTACAGAAGATATAATGGATAAGGAAAGAACTTTAAGACATATGATGAAACCTTTTACATGGAAACAAAGTGAACATATGGTATCTTTCGCAGGATTTAGTACAATACAACCTTTTTGGAGAAACCATGCATTTGTTGGAGCAATAGCTATAAAAGAGTATGGTAGATCTTAATAAATAGTAATATGTACAAACCATTACCAGAATCAGTAGAAATTAAAAAGTCATCAATACATGGGTATGGACTTTTTGCTACAACATCTATCAAGAGAGGAACACATTTAGGTGTTTCTCATATCTATGCTCCAGGCTTTGAAACAAGTTATATTCGCACACCAGTAGGTGGATTTATTAATCATAGTGAAGAACCAAATTGTGTTAAAATAGAATCACCAGAAGAATCAATGTTGACTTATTTTTCTCTGGTTACTAGTAAAGATATTGAAAAAGATGAAGAATTAACCACTACTTACACACTATATAATGTATGAATTGAAAGAATATCTGAAGGCCATCAATCAGTCTAAAGAGCCATTGATGGACTCAGATGATGAAATGTGGGAGAAGAAATATTCCCCATTCATATCAAATCGTTGCCTTTACCCCTTTTCAGACACTATCCTATTAGTAAATGAAATGAACATTTACAATGGGTTAGATAACAAACTTCAATTCCATTTTCTACTAAATAGTATTAGATCAAGGAAAAGATTCGCTCCTTGGCTTAAAACTTCTAAAATTAAAAATTTAGAAACTATTAAAAAATATTTTGGATATAGTGACCAGAGAGCTAAAGAAGTTCTGAATGTTCTTACGGATGAGAATATATCCTATATGAAAACGAAATTAGAAAAAGGTGGAAAATGAATGAAGATTTAAATTGGACATCAAATGATATGTTAGAAGTTACCCTAAGTGAGCCTGATGATTTCTTGAAGGTTAGGGAAACTCTATCAAGAATTGGTGTTGCTTCTCGCAGAGAAAAGAAGTTGTGGCAATCGTGTCATTTACTTCATAAGAAAGGCAAATATTACATTGTCCATT